AGGTTGGCTGGGAAGCGACCGAGTTGTGGCAATCCATTTTCTTTTCTTTGTTGTGCTTCATTTTTACCTGCACCATAAGTTCCACCCCAAGATAACACATCAGTTCCGCCATTATCTCTTGCCACATCATCTTGCCTATGTCGTATGTGCCACCGCTACTTCTACCCCTTGTGATAGTCTGTTCTGTCCCAACCCTACTCTCATCAATATTTATTCCACCTGTTCCCCATTTAAGACAGTTCTCTGCAACGGTCTTTTCAGATAAAGGTTTACGAGCCATAC